CGCTGGTGTTCCATATCCAAACTCATAAGCACTTGGATAACCGCTTGTATTCTGTCCGATTGGCCGAATGTCGATTACTTTCCCTTGGCAATACGAACAAGCCTCACGCGATCGAGGGTGTGAGGATACTAGTACGGTGTATAGTTCTTCTTCTTCCATTCGTGCCGTCCGGACTTTGTTATACGTGTTTTGCATTGCTGAACGGGTTACGGTTTCCGCGTATCGTTCAATATTCCAATTACGGCCCGCTTTATCCCAAAAATTAGACGGTAAACCTTTTTCGTAAACTTCCATTACCGCCTTTTCGATAGCTTGCTCTAGGGTCATATTCCCGTTAACTACCCCACGGCTAGCCCTTGTTAAAACGTCGTCGTAAGCCTTTCGTACAGCGTTGTTACTTATATTTCTGTCAAGTAGTGTTTTCTGTACGTTTTCGTGAAAATCTTTAAAAGCTGTTTCTTTCACACTCTCAACGCTCTTTAAAGCTAGTTCGTAATTAGGCGTACTAAAAAAGCGGGCGTTTTCGTTTTCCACGTCAACGCTCGCTTCATTTATTTCTTGTTCTAATTTCTTATTAGCTGTTACAACTTCATCTTTTAAATTTTGTCGTACTCGATCTACAAACGCGAATTTCTTTAATTCAGAATTAACGCGCCAGTCGGTATAACTTTCTTCATTAGAGCTTAGTTCGCTTGCTATCTCTTTCATTACGCCTAATGTTAGGTCGCCGTAAGCTTCCGATATAGCCTTGGTGCGCTTTTCTAATTTATCGAGTGTAATCATTCAACCGCCCCGTATTCTTCCTCTAGGGCTTGTTTTTCGCGAAATTCAACGCTTGTATAATATTCTTCGTCATTGATACGCTGTAACCATTCCTTAGCTTGCTCGTCCGTAAGGTTAAATAATCGTTTAATTGCGTCTTGCTTGCTGATAAATTTGTTCAATGACGCTTTACCTAAAAAGTTAAGTTCCGCGTTCTTGTCGCTAAATACACCGTCGTCAAAATCGACGCCTATTTGTTCGTACGTTGGAATGTTCCCAGTATATAGACCGCTTGCTTTTCCTAACTCGAAAATTGAGATAATCAACTCTTTTAGAAATTCTTCAATTTCCGTAACGTGTGAATTACGTGTACGGTAAGTATCAGACTTTTCACTTACAACCTCGGTCGCTGTCTTCATGCTCTTTCCGTCAAACGTAAACGTGCCACTTGCTAGACCCGTTTGCATTTCTAACGTTGCTAGAAACTTGTTGATAGCCTCGATATATTGGCCCGTTCTTAACTCGCTCGTAATATCCTTTTTGCTCATATCGTCGATACCAGCCGGCAAACCAACGAATACGTCCGTTTCGTCGTCGAAATAAGTGCGAACGTTACCTAAAGCGTCTTTTTCGCCTCGTAAGAAATGATCACTAACAATAAAACGACGTTTCCCTTGTTTAATCTCCCAACGGAATGCGTCGTATGTTTCATCTATTTGTTGTAATGTCGGTTTTGCGTTATCAACTACCGACAACCCGAGCGGGCTTCTTGGATTGATGTTGTTAAACCCGTAAGGCTTAACGTATGCGAACAGCGGACGAGATAACCCTTTAAGTGTGATAACCTCTTGTAAGTCCGCGTAAGGCTCGTAGTCAGTAAGTGCAATTCGTTTACCGATTACGTCTTTGTTGTCCGAGTAGTAAAGCTCATGCGTAATTGTGTAGTCGCCGTTCTTTTGCCACTCATGGAACTCTAACAACGTATAGTAAATAGTTTTCTTTCCACTAGCCTCGGTTGATACTGTCGATATAACACATTCACTAATATTATTAGTGTTTGATTGTAACGGAATGAACGTGTCAGCTAAACACCAACTAAACTCAATGCGATTACCATCAACATAAGGACGTACAGCTAAACCGCCAGTAGCAAACATAACCTCTAAATACTTAGAGAAATTCTTTTTAAACTTGTTATCGTTCAATACTGTTTGAATAAACTTGTTGGCCTTACTGTCCGTTTGTTCTTTCTTGTCTCCGTTTATATCGTCTACATAAATTGAACATTGTTCATTAAACACCACGCCGGCAATATAGCCCGCCACTACTTTCGCCATGTTTAACGAAATGAAAGGACGTTTAACACGTCGTCCGTTGCTGTTTAAGTATTCAATAGGTTTATGCTTCCCGGTGTATACCCGGAAATTGTCATTAATACGGTCAATCTCTCTCGGGTCGATAGCAACTCGCGGGTGATCTGTAATTTTATTAATACTTTGTCCTAAAATAATGTCTCTCAACTGTCCGCCCCCTTTCTTAAATAAATAAATTAATCTGTTTAACCAATGCACTCGCTCACCTCCTTTAATGCTCTAATCCTAGGTCGCGTAGGTTATCCATAACGAAATATTGAAACGCGTCGCAAGTATGATCATTCTCTTTAATAACTTGCGGGTCATCATTCAATAGGCTTCTTTCGTCCCATGCGTATGTTTTATGCTCGTTGATAAAATACTCTAGGTTGTTAGGTGTTTTGAGATAATAAAAACGCCCCTCCGCTAATAGCGATTGGACGTATTCAGTCATTACTACCTTTTTCTTTTTGTTTACAGCGTGCCAGCGTATTCCGTAGTCTTCAAAATACTGATTACGAATAGCCCCCTCGGCACTATCCATTGTTCTATTACGGATTGTTACACGCTTGTATTTCTTGCTCATTTGTAATTCAAACTCTCGCAAGTCTTTTGATAGTTGACTAGGCGCTTTTTTGTGTACTCTGCCTTGTGGGCTGTAATAGTAAGTATCTAGTAGATACACCCGCGGGCGTTGTTCTCCTAGTTTGTGTGTCAATAGCAAACATAATGAGGTTGTCGCGCTTTGTTGGTGCCCGGTATCACTTGCGAAATATAAATATATTGGTCGCTCATCTTCTGGTACGGCGTCTACACCTTGCATTAAATCAATGTTATAAACGTTATTGCCTAACCCTACCGCTTGACCTAGATACAGATAACGATAATAGTCATAATCGTTCTTCTTAATACGTTCTATCTCGTCTAGCATTTGTTCCGTTACGAAACCGAGTGTATCGTCTAGGTAGCTAGACTCATGTATTAAATAACTTTCGCTATCTCTTAGGCTTTCCGTCCACGTATTAATCCAACTGTACGGGTTACGAGGCGGGTTATACGACCAAAAGAATTGTACTCGGTCATAGTCCGGGTGCTTTTGCCTCATAAAGGTTACGTTTGATTGGTCGAACTCTTCCGAACTTTTAAACTCGCTTGCTTCTTCATACCATACGGCAATAATTCCGCCTACTTTGTTTGACTTTAGTTTTTCGTAATCGTCTTGTCCGTAAAAGTGAAACGTACTATTGGTTTCTTTGTGTATGATCTTGTACGGACTTTTACGAGGCTCGAACTTGTCAGCTAGTCCGAACTTATCTAAAGCCCATTTAATTTGTTGATAGACGCTATCGTATAACGTGTTCGCTACTTTCCGGATAACAACTATTTCTACTCTTTGCCCTTTTTGTATTGCTTGCGCCATTTTGAACACTAGCAACAATGCAATTACGGAAGACTTAAACGAGTTACGCCCGCCCTTTAAAACAATGTACGGCTTTTGTGTGTGCCACACTTTGTAATACGTCGGGTTTATATTCTTACTCGCTTGGAATGTCGTTGATAATGATAATTTCGCCATTTTCCAACCCTCCCGACTCTAGAGCTTGTTTGTTCTTCATCTTCATAGCTTTTATTCTTTCTTTCTGTTCCGCTATGTCGTGCTTGTCTTTCTCGGTAGTTGCTAGCTTAATTACATTCTCGGTTGCTCGCTGGTTTCCCTTTACGGCTTGTTGAAACGTCGCTAAAGCTAACAAGGCCTCGTTTGTTGTTTCGAGTCCTAAATCTTCGAGTTGCTTACGTTGTTTCTTGTCCGTAACGTCTAGGCTTAGTAGCACTTGCATTGTCTTTTTTAAGTCCGCTTTCTTCCGCCGGGCTATTCCGGACGCTTTACCTCCTAAAGTAGCTATCTTTTTTTGTTCTTCTTTAGTTCTCTTAGATTGTGGTATTAGGTTTTTTGTTCCGTCCCTACCGTCTTTCTTCTTCAAGTCTTCACGTCCTTTTTGCCCCTTTCTAGGTTGTTTCGTTCTTATATTCTAATTCGTATAGTTTCGCTGTTTCTCTAGCCGTAGCCCTAGCGAATGACTCTAATAATAAGACCTCTTTCCACGCCGGTAACTCTACATAACTACACGCGAACCCTATTAACAATTCGCCTTTATCATTTACGATTATTACTCCGGTGTTGTTCCCAACCATTTTAAGAAAATCTCTCTTTTCCTTTATCTCTTCAAACAATTCTTCCGGCATTACGAAAAAGTTTCTATGTCCGTAAAGAGGGTAGTTTTTACAATAGATTAATTCCTCTTTGTCCGTTATGATCTCGTAACAACTTATTTCACAATTTTTACCAATCGTCATATAGTCCACTATGTCCGCTACCGGTACTATGTAACGTCTTTCGCGTAAACCGTCTATTTTCTTTATTTCGACGTTTTTACAACCTTTAACCCCTAACTGTTTGAATAACGAATACTCTATACGTTTTCTAATTTCCATTTCCTTTACCTCTTTTCTCTTTTATTCTTTTTCTAAACAATAAAAAAGACGCCTTGTTAGACGTCTTAAGATGAGCGCTAGGCTCTTAGTGTGGTTGTATGATGAGCGTATAGCTCTTAGTGTATGTATCATTAGGCTAGTAGTAAGCCTTAAATTGTATTTTATGGTTTCTCCTTAAAGGATAATACTACATGAGGAATTGAACCTCATTAGAGATACTAGAGTTATTTAATAAAGCCTTTCACGGTGTCATATATGAACCCTACTAAACATTATTTAAATAACCCGTCATTATACCTCTACCCGTTCCGTCGGTGTAGTAAGCTGTACAGCTCGCGCCATCTAACCCGTAAAGCTAGGCGGTACCTAGGTAAAGCCCTAGAGTTTTACTTTTAGTTTTCCGTGTCCTTTTTCCGGATAAGGAAACACGCCCGGGAAATATGTAGCAGTCGTTCCGAAACTAGGCCTGTTAGCTAATAGTCTTACAAACGCTCGGCAGAAAGGGAACGACTAAACTTTAACGAATTAAAGTTATCCTTTTTTGAGTTTAGTATCATTAATCAAGATACCGCCTAGATTGTTTATAGACTACATTGTTTTCACTGATAATAAAACCCTCCCGCGATAGGAATAACAGGAGGGAAAAATTTGGAGTACCAACCATGAATAACAAAAATGTTGGAAGGTGCGCCGTTTAATACGGCTATCACTCGTAACGGGCTTGAACCGTTGTTTCTCGCTTGAGATAAATACAGTAGAAATACACAAACTAAAGGATTAAAATCATCAGGCTTTTTGATTAGCGAGCGTGTTACGTTACACTACCGAGTGTTACGGGGTGTTACCCCCGTTATAGAAAAAGAAATAAAGAAAATAGCTTTCCGCCAACTCTCTACAATACCAATATATATTAAAAGTTAGTGGAAAACTATAGTCTTTTTTCTAATGTTTACAGCGTGTTTGCTAGTCCTAATCTGTTTGCGAAAATTTCTAAAGTCTTATAGCGAATGTTATATGCTTGACTGGTCGACCAACCTACACGCTTTGCCACGTCTTCCCACGTATCAATACCGCCGTTTTTGAAATACTTTTCAACGATTAGCGTTTTAAATTGCGGGTTGATGATGTAGATCATGTCTAAAGTGTATTCAATAGCTTCTAACACTTTTTCGAGAAAAACGAGCCTATCGTCTGATAGATTTTTGATAACCATATTTTCGACTGTTTTCGCTCGTATGTTGCTCTTACCGCCTCCAACGTTTTCGTCGATTTCTTTTACTGTTAATTCCGCTTTTCTTAATAATATCTTTTTAGGATACGTATAATACTCCTTAAATAATTTCTCAAAATATGCTAGTTCCGACTTATCCATTTATTCCCCCCCCGCTTACGATAAACAAGATAGTTTTTCAACGTCTTTTATCATTTGTAAAATTTCGTCTTCCGTTTCTTTTACGTATAGTTCGCCGTTTTCAAACCCTTTTCCTTGTATCCATGTTTTAACCTTTCCGTCTTCTGATACAATCGTTTCAATGCAAGCGATATTATCAATATTTACTGTATAACTGTTGCTTTTTCTCATTCCGTTTCTTAATTTAATAAATTTCATTGTTTTACCCCTTTTCGTTATACGCGTCATATACTTTAATCATTTCCAATAACGCCCCTTACCTATAGCCTTTATGAAAAACTTTTCTTCTGTTCCTACTGTCTTACCTGCTTGCTGTTTCTCGCGCTCTACTTTATAGGTTTCTGCTATGTCGATTTCTCGGCCGTTCTGGTCTGTAACCGTTACTTTCCCGCTTTTAGTCGCTGTTACTATCACGTATTCTACAAATTCTAGGTCTTCCCTATATCTAGCGTCCTTTTTCTTATAAACTACCTTGTTAGTATATCTATACACGCGGTTAGTATATTCTTCATTTTCTTTAGATTGCTCGCGCTCTAGCTTTAACATTCTTTCTATCTGCCTCTTAGTTTCTAGCACTGTAACGCTACAAGATAGGCCAGCTAGCGTTAAGCTCGTGTACTCTCCTTTATACCCGCCGTAAAGCTCTCTCATGGATAAGATACAGCTAGTATCATAAATTTCTAGTTTAGTACCTTCTTCTGTGTTTAATTCAATCATATCTTCTTACTCTTTCTGTCGTCGTACCACTCATAAGCGATAAAACCTAAAGCTAGTACTAATGCTAATCCATACGTTACCACGTCAAAGATAATCATAATAATTACGGGTTTCAATGTCTCCATGTACGTAAGTCCGTTCCCGTCTAATTTTCCAATAAAATTAAAAATAGTTAATCCAATGGCTACCAGCCACGCTAATCTGTGAATAATTTTCATTTTCTATAACTCCTTTATATCTTCAATAAATTTAACTAACTGTTTAAATATTACGGCTATAATCGTTACCGTACCCGCAACCGTAAAGATTGCTATTGCGACTAATACGCCTACGCTCTTTATATATCCCAGCCATATTAAGGCTATTAGAATTAATAGCACTATAGCCATTAAATAGGCTAGTACTGTCGTTTTGATAAGCCCTAAAACTTTTTTACTAAGTTTCATACACTATCCCCTTTTTTTAATCTATAAATCTCTCTATTTGCTTCTTGAAGGTCTTTCTCTAATTGCTCTGTTTTATATTCTAGTTCTTTTACTCTACTTAGAAGTCCTTTATCTCTACTTTTAGCGACTTCTATACGTAAGCTGTGTATTTTTTCGTTTTTTTCTAAAAACTCTAGCCTATTTAGTATATTTTCGTATTTTTCATCCATTTTCTTTACTCCTTTTCGTTGTAGTTTAACCTTAATTCTTTCGATAGCTTTTTATGTTCGCTTATTGGTTTTAAACCCTTGCGTTTCACATATTCGCTAAATTTTGTTATTAGTCGTTCCGCTTTTTGCACTCTCTCGTTTTCCGCTTGTTGTATGCAACGAATTTTACCGCGGGGGTCTTTTAAGTCCGTGTCCATGTTATAACTCCTCTTTAATTCGTATAACCTTTTGCCCTAGTTCCAACTCCCACGCCTCGGCCATGTAGTCGCCGTTTAGCTGGTGGAACTTAGGGACTCTATTCGTTATTGTAATATCTTCCGTCTTCTTAGGTGTCATGGTGTTTAGCGGTTGTTTAAATTGCGGGATTGCATTATTTACGTTTGGTAGTTGTTTAAATTGCGGGATCATATTATTAACGTTTTGCCGAGATTTCTCGTAACGCTCGGCGATTTCTTTTACCTCGTCCGGCGTTCGTTTAATTAGCTCGATTGAACTTTTATTTTTCTCTAGCCGTCTAGTTATAATACTGTTGCCGTCCGGCTGTACTATCTCGACGCTATCCTCCCACATGATTACGAAAGCGTCGCCCGATTTTAAATAGATTGTGTCTTTTACCATTTGTCCGGTACTCCTTTAAAAATTCTCTCTATTTCTGTATTGTTCGTGTAACATTTAAAACTTTTCATTTTTTGCCCGCTTTCCTCGAACTTTTTAATAACGTCTTCCACGGGCTCAAATACCGTTATTTTCGTATTTACGTATTTCATACCCCCGTCTATGTCCCGCGTTACGCCTCGATAACATACAATAGTTTGACGGTCGCCCGTTTCTCCTTGTATACGGTCAATATTGGTCGCGTCTATTTTTGCATATCGTGTGCCCGCGCTGTCCGTTTGTAATGTTAAAATTCCGTCTTTTGTCATTAAAAATGCACCCCGTTTATAGCTTGTTCTTAATATCGTCGTAGCTCTCACGCGTTTTTATTGGATAGTCTAACCCGTCAACTTTAATTAGTGCGTGTTCCTCGTCCCTATCGTGATAAATAATGATTATCTTACTTAGGGTTAACAATACGTGTTGTTTCTCGAATAGGTCGTAAACCTCTATCATTCCGTTCCCCTCCTAGTCAATGAATAACTTTCTAATTCTGTCATTGAATAGATCAATAGCGCGTTGGGCGTCCTTCTCGTTTTTGAAGTAACCAAAAGTGTGAAACATTTCTTGGATACGAATATAGTTGACAGAAAAAATACCAAATTTATGAGAATAGTATAAAAAGTATTTTGCGTCTTGTTTACCCCAATCAGGCTTCCAACCTCCGTTACAATCGTCTCTAAATTGATAAAATTCATATAACAACTTACGTCTTTCGCGTTCTTTTTTCGCTTCTTCAATCGTTTTAAACGCGTTATTTTGCTTAACAACATTTTTATAAAAATCTTCAAACTTTGGAAATTGTTTAATAATTCCGTCCTCGTTTAAATAATGTTCTTTTTTGTTTTCTTTATCCATGTTTTTCACCTCTTATTAATCAATGTATAGCTTTTTAATTCTGTCGCCGAATTTCATGATAGCGTCAAAACACGCTCGATAATCTCGGAAATAACCGAACGTTACAAAATTTTGTAAAGTGTACATAAATGACGGCGTTAACTCTTCAGTTCCGTTAAAGGTAATATAAAATTTAGGCTCGTCATAGTCTGTCCAATTAGGCGCCCACTCGTTATTTTGTTCGTTTTTGTATTGGTTAAACTCATACAATAGCGCTCGTCTGTCTTTTTCTTTTAAAGCGTCTTTAATCGTTTTAAATGTATTGCCTTGCTTGATAGCTTTTTCCCACTCTAGGTCGTTAGCGGTTGGCACTAGTTCGATAACACTACCGCCACTATCTAAAAAATATCTACCGCTCGAATTGATAAATTCTAATCGTTCTAGCTGGTCTTTTTTGTAAGCTAACTTGTCCTCTAGTTCCATAATTTCAAGCTCTAGCTCTTTTTGTGTTTGTTCGTTACTCATTTGTCATCACTCCTATTTATTAAATAACCCGTTTAAAAACGTAATATTAGGCGTTAGAAACGGTTTGAAAATATAAAACACAACTGATACTATCGTTGCGCTGATTAAAAAGGCTTTAACGAACATTCTCGACTTTCCTTTTATGTACTCCTCTACAACGTCCCAAAATAAACAAGCTAATGCGTCAACCGCAATAATTACTAGAACTAAATTTACGATAACGCTACTTATTACGGTTTCGTTAACTAGTTGAGGGTATAGCTCGCTTGCTTTTTGTGTCGTAATCTGTAACAACTCGGCAATTTTGCTAATTAATTCGTTAGTCATTTCTTTTCATTCTCCTTTTGTAACTTGTATAGTTTCTCTAGTTCCTTTTTACGCCACTTACTAGATCGAGCGTCTTTTAAAAGCGGGTGTCTTGCGTCCATTTTTCTAAATAGCTCTATTGAACGTGTAAGGTCTTCTATTTCCGTTTCAATGTCTAATGCTCTAGCGTGAATATTAGTTTTTAAACAAAGCGAAAAATGTTTGTTACACACGTAACACTCTTTATACGTACATTCATTTTTAAGGTCGTCTAAAGTTAAGAAACTTTCAATATTTAACCACTGTTTACAGTAAGGACAAGTTACCTTAGTCATTATTTCCATATAATCACCTCTAAAGTCGTTGTTTTCTTTGTTGGTACATCAAGTCTTTTCTATGGTGCATATACATTTTTAATTCAGTATGTCCGAGGTTTATCATTGTTTTTAGAGTATTAATAATTAATTGATCCCAAACCTCGTCCGCTTGACCTTTCCAAACTTTATCAAACGTATAGTTTGATACTTTCAACAATTCACGGGCTTTACGTTCGCCGTATTCGTCTATAATGTCTTGTAACGCGTCTTTAGCAACCTCGGCGCTTCTTAAGTATTCAACGTCCGGCAATTTTTCCTCTTGTCTGAATTTGATAATTTCACAATCATATTTAAGCGAGTCGGCAACGGCTTGCGCTTCTTGCTTATTAGGAAAAATCATTGCGTTAAAATCAAATTTGTTTAAAACCACTAATTTTTTAGGGTGTTTCTTGTCTAAATATCCCTCTTGTGCTTCATAATTGTTCGTTCCGGAATAAAACAAATTCCCAACTTTTATTAAATAGTTACTCATTCTTTGCAATCCACTCTCCTATTAGTCGTAATGTAGTTTCGTTTACCCTTTTCATTTTTAAGAAATTAGATAACGTCATAAAGCTAATTCCAATGTTTAATGACAATTCGTTAAAGTTGTATTCTGATAGCTTTTCACGTACTTTCATAAACCTTAAAACTAGTTTTTCGTGTTCCTCTCGATTGTAATTACCATTACTACCTCGACTTGTCCGGACTTTAGCTTTTTCTTTTCGTTTTTTCATATCATAACCAGCGTATACTAGCTTTTTTCTTTTCTTGTTAAAAAGACGTCTTTCACCGTTATAAAATATGATGTAGTTATGATATAGCTCTTTAATTACCGGATAAACTACCCCGTCTATCATTATTCCCGTCTTTTCGTTTGCCATTCTGTACCTCTTTTTCGTTTAACGTCCTCACTATTTTTTTCATCACTTTTGATAGTTCCGTTTCTTCCATGTAAAAATCCTCTCTAGGGACTGTAAATTTACAAGCCCCCGGAATTGGAATATTTACACTTTTATCAAACTTTACTTTTTCGATTTTAAAACGGTAAATCATCATCATTCACACTAAACACGTCACCGTTGCTCGTAAACGGGTCAGAATTTGCAAAGTTTCCGCTTGAATTTTGATTTTTATTCATTTCGCGAATATTTAACCCGCCATTGTCGTAAACGTCGTTATTCGCTGTTTTTGCGCTTTCTAGGAATGTAAATCTTTCCGCTAGTACCTCGGTAACATAAACACGTTGCCCTTGCCCGTTATCGTAGTTTCGCGTCTGAATACGTCCCTCAACTCCGATTAGTGAACCTTTATTAGTGTAATTTGCTAGGTTTTCCGCCGATTTCCGCCACATTACACAATTAATAAAGTCGGTTTCTTTTTCGTTATTTTGATTTCTAAAAGGTCGGTCAACCGCTAACGTAAACGACGCGAAAGCCGTCCCGTTGCTTGTATAGCGCAAGTCTACCGCTCGCGTAAGTCTTCCGGTTACTACTACATTATTAATCATTGTTAAATACTCCCTTTCTTGTTAGCTCTACTTTTTTATAATCGTCGCTAGTCAATGCTTTTAATTTATTAATACGTTTCATAGCCTCGTTGTATTCCGCCTCTAGCGGTTTAATATATTCGTGTAATTCGTATTTGTTGCTTGCTAAAAAATAGCCTTTGTGTCGTCCGCACCGCGTTGCAACGATTGGTACGCCTTTTCTACACATATCACTAACCGTCTTCATAATTCGTCGACGATCGATTTTAAATTTGTGTGCTAGTAATTTACTCGTAACGGCATTTTCCACGCCGTAATTAAGGTGTTCTAAAAATATTTGTTCGAATACTGTTAAATCGCCCAAACTGTAACCTCCGTTCTTGCATTCTTACCTCTTTATCTTTTGTTAGCTGTCCAATGAACCATAGGAACTTTAGTACTTGCATTTGTATTGTTAACGAAATTTAAACCGTTTGCCTTTAAATAGCTGTAGTCGTCGTTCCAACGTTCTTGGTTAAACCATGTTCCGCCTTGCGCGACGTATTCCGGTTGCGTTTTGTTAACCTCTAAATAGTTTTTATACTCAACAATTCCTTTTTTTATAATTAAAGGATCAATACCCTTTTTTATTGCTTTCTTATATGCTTTTAACGCGTCGTTTTTTCTTTCTTTTCTAGGGTACATTTTCCACAAAGCTTCAAATTGTTCATTTATTATTTTGTCTTTTTCAGCATTGGATATATTAATTAATTTACTTTCTTTTTCTTTACTATCCTTTTCTTTTCTTTCCTTTACTTTACTTTGTGTACCTTCGCTGTCATTTACTCCCGTTGAATGGGGTTTCTGTTTACAAAAACTCTCTTTATCTGTATTTTCTGTTTGCGGTAACTCGTTTGAACTGTCATTTAATAGGTTGTAAGTCGCGTTTAATGTAGTTTTTACTCGGCGCTCACACGCTTTTAAATACCGTTCTTGTATTCCGATAGACGTCAATATTTTGTTTTCTTCTTTTTGTTTTTTGTCTAAAAATTCAACCTCTATCATTTTTTCTATAACGTCCTTAACGTAGCCGTCTTCTAATTTCAATTCGTCCGCTATGATAAAAACTAAATCATCATCATAGGTTGCGAAATATCCATTATCACGGTAAACCGTAGTAAGAACACTCATTACCACGGCTACCGCTTGCGCCCCGTAGGCTCGTATAATCTTCTTAATTTTGAGGTCCGATAAAAAATTAACGTCTAGCGGGAAATAGTCGAGCCCGTCTTTGCGTGGTCGTGCCATTTCCTCCCGCCTTTCTAATTAACTCTATTCACTAAACTGTTTAAAATGTCTAAAGGACTCATGTTTTCAACACAATTTTTAAGTAGTTCGTCGCGATCGATTTCTTTTCCGTCTAATGTCTTAACGGTATAGTTACATTCGATAATTACCGGGATAAATGTTTCTTCTTTTCGTCCGATTCTTTTCGCTGTTTCCTTTGCATGCTCTAAAGCCTTTTCTGAAAAGTCGCTATCTTTTTGAACCTCAATAAATTTCGATTTTAACAAAGCGTCGCATGCTGTAATGTCAACACCTAAAACGTCATTAATTTTTAAACTTTCGATAAATAAACCTTTGTTTTCGTGCATTACTGTTAAAATGTATTCTTTCATTGTTTTAATACTCCTTTTTGTATATATATTGTTCTTCCGTTATTTCTTTACCAATACCGAACTCTTTCACTTGTTGAGGTGTAAGCTTGATTGGTATGATCTTGTATTTCTCACAAAACGCCTCTAAGCCTATTGTGTGTTGTTCTATATGATAATCACGCCGTAAACACATAAAGCGGTGTTTTGAGTGGTCTATCTTGTTTCTATTACGTCCCATACCTACCGCCTCAAAATGGGCCACGTCGCCACGTTCGCCACTTATAAAGCATTTCCGATATTTAAGATATAGAAACAACATTCGAGTATGTTCGCTACTTACAAAATATTTTTGATGTCTAAACGGCACCTCATTTTTGAAACACCACTCTAAAATAAACTCTATAAATTCGCCCGCGTCGTATTGGCTTATAGCATTAAATGCAAGGCTTAAGTTTTCGAGGTCGGGCCGTTTCTCGGTTGTAAATTCCCCTTTTAGAAAATCTTTTACGATTTCCGGCGGGTAGCCCGTGTACTCGGATATGTCGTTAAACAAGCCGTATATATAGCCCCGTTGGTCTTTTGTAATTCCTCGGGGGTCTAATATGGTTATATTTGCTTGATATAAACCCGTGTCCGTGTTTTTGTAATAAGGGGGTAGTTTTATATCAATGTCCGCCTCGAATGTTAAAATGCCCGCTTTTTTGCTTTTTAGTGTTGCGTTAAAGTCCATTGATTACTCAACACTTTCAATTTGAATATTGTTATCTGATAAGAATTGTTTTAATAACTCTTTTTCTCTCTCGCTTAACCATAATTTAAGCGTCCATAACTCTTGTCTTTCAGCTTCATTTGTTGTCCATGTTCCGGCGTCCATAGTAGGTGCTAGTTGCGGTAAAATCTCATCAATGATTGTTTCGCGGGCCTCTTTGTCTTTTTCCGCTTGTTCTTCTTGCTGTTTGCGTCGTTCTTCTTCCGCTTTCTCGCGTTCTTTCTGTTGTTCTTCCGCCTTATCAACGGCTTTCAGTACGTCGTTTAAATCTTGATTACCTAAAAGAGGAATAAACGCCTCGTAAGGTTGTCCGGCTTTCTTACAGTATTTGATAAGTGTTTGTCGTTCTTCTTCTTCTTTTGCGTATGCTTCCTCTAATTTGATAATTTCCTTTTCTACAGCCTCGAAAATGCTCTTTTTAGTTTGTTTTCGAGCGAAAGCCTTAGGATCTAACATTTCATAAGTAACATCAAAACTTGCTAAACGTTGATATTCAAAAATTGCCTCTTTAATCCATTCAACATAAATGTCTTTAATTTTCGCGTCGATATTCGCCTCGGCTTTTGTGAATACGCGTTTAAAATCTAAACGGGCTTTTGTTACCGGCTCAATTTGTTTCATGAAAGTTTCAAACGATTTCTCGATAGCCTCTTTCATTTCTTTAAATTCTTTCTTTGTAGCCTTTGCCCCGTTTACGCTATTTTCGTCGGTTGTTACGACTAACACCTCGTCGATATTTTCCGCGTATGCTTGCAACGTGTCTAAAATTAGTTGGTAGTTACTTACCTCGTATTCGCCCGTTAAATTTTGAGTGATTTCAAAGTTATTCGTAATCTTTGCTAATTCTGTCACCATGTTTTTTGTTTTCCTCCTTGTAAATATTCAGCTAATTCCGTTAGTTCCGTTTGTTTTTTCTTGTTTAAGTAAATAGCCTTTAACTCTCCTACTAAGATGTTAGGTGTCAAGTCGAATAAATTACCGACGCCATGTTTATTACATACATAGTCAACTACTTGCGCTCTTTCTACTCCTAACGCCTCAATGTTTCGTACATACTTTTCAACGATCTCATGTAGTTCTTTTTCCGTTGGTTCTTTTGGTTGTTGCTGTTGTTGCTGTTTTTGTTGTTGTTGCTTTTGCGTTTGTTGTTTTTTAGGCGCGTTTTCTTGTTGTTGTTTATGTTCGTCGGTGTCCGCGTCCTTGTTATCGTCGATAGCATACAAACCGTTTAACGCGTATTTTCTTGCGTATGATGATGTAGCCCCCGTAATTTGGCTTTCGTCCATTCCTTTTTTGTTTTCCGGCTCTCTAGCAAACGCGCTAACTTTTAACTCGTCCGTTCCGTCTGATACTGTCGCGGTAGCTACCACGTAAATACGTCCGCCTACCTCTTTAATTTCATCCGTAATAGTTAGTAGTAAGCCTTGTTCAGCGTTTAATGGTTTAACCGCCTCGAGAATATCCTCGGCACTCCTATAATTAAAATTTCCGAACTTGTTATACTGTCCTTTAGGCGCTTTTAATTTAGTTTGAATTGCTAATAACTTTTCATGTAATTTCATTTCCTATCACTCCCCCGCTGTAAATCTTGGGTAGGTTTCTCTTATAAACTCCTCAATGTCTTCAATTAGCACTAAATTTCCGTTTATATCGAAATATTCGTCCCCAAAATAAATATTATTTCCGTTCCAATCTTCCCCGAAAATTTCATCTTCTTCCGGCTCTAAATATTGGTTGTGTAGTTTCGTTTCATAATCATTCATGGTATAATCTCCTTAGGTATTTATTACTTAGTCAACGTGCCCGCGTTGGCTTTTTTTATTGTGGATATACATAATTCCCGGTTTTCCATAACTCAACCTCTTTTATTTGTTGTTCTTGCGCCCCTAACGCTAGATAACCGATAAACAAATTAACCAATAGCACGAAAGCTAGAAAACCTAAAAATTTGAGATATTTTCTTATAACCTCTTTTAATACGTTTCGTTTCGTTACTCCTATTTTTTGTTTACGTTGTTGCTCTAGCTCAACTCTCGTCATGCTGTCCTTTCTCCTTTCTTTAATTTGTCTTCTTTCCATAAGCGAGCTACTACCTCTACCGCCTCGGGTTTGTAGATAATACTCTTATTTGTAACTCGATCTCTTAAAGCAACAATCTCGGGTAAGTTTCTTACGTTAGACTTATACCAGCTATTTATATTGATTTTTGTCGCCTCACATAGTTCTTTAGTTGTTAGTGGTGCTGTTTGTATTTCTAACCATTTTTTCAATTTTTCCCTATCGTTTCGAAAGGCTTTAAAAAATAATTCCTTAAATTCTGTTTCTTCCATTTTTCCTCCTATTTGTATTTTCACTTAGTACGTAATGTACTATTTTTGATTAAAAAAATTTTCTCGGCCGGCTCTTTAAAAAGCAAGGCCATTTTGAAGATCTGTTTATCACTCGGAACACGTCGACCCGTTTCCCAATGTCCTACAGTTGATTGAGCGGTGCCGAGTAGTGTCGCGAGTTGGTTTTGGCTATATCCTAAGGCTTTTCTTTGCTTTTGGATATATGCTTTAAAGGTCATATATTAACCTCCTTTCCTCTTGCTTGATTACATCATACTACAATATGTACTATATTGCAATACCTAAAGTATTATTTTTTTAAAAATAATTTATTTTCTTTTTAATACTCTTTGTATTAGGTTATAATACAACTGAAATACAAACAAACTAAAGGAGGCGAAAGTATGAATACGGGTTATATTTTGTCTGAATTACGATTGAAAAAGAATTTATCTCAAGCGGAATTAGCTAAAATCCTCGGCACTACTCAATCGTCTGTAGGTCATTGGGAAAGTGGAAGACGTAACCTTTCTCCCGAAATGTTGTTAAAGATTGCGGAATATTTTAACGTTTCTACAGACTATTTACTTGGTCGAAGTGTTCCCGATTGGGCTACTGATGACGACGTTATTAAATTTGATAAAGCTTTGAAACGTAATGATGTTGTTATGAGTTATGACGGTGTGGAATTAACAGACGAGGAAAAGTTACAACTTGACGGAATGATACGCGGTATGCTTTGGCAAAGAATTAAAGATAGTAAGGAGTGATTAGTTGAATATTAAACAGTTAGTTAGTAACTATTGTACGGCTAACCCGTTTGAAATAGCGGAAAAGAAAGGTATTGAATATGAATTTAAGGGGTTGCCGGGAAACGTTAAAGGTTTGTTGTTATCCACGCCAGAGGATACGCCTTTAGTATGGATCAACAATAAATTAAGAGATAGTAACTTAAAATATCTTGTATGCGCTCATGAGTTATACCACGCTATGCAACATTACGGGTTAAACGGCTGTTACTCGGCCCATTACGGCGGTAAAGGTAAATTAGAAACGGAAGCCGATATATTCGCTACTAAATTAATGGTAGAATTATATAAAGAACACTATTCAGAGTATGCGGAAACTTTCGATAAGTTAAAGACGGTTTACGGCATTAAAGAGGAAATGAGGGAATATTTAATATGAAAAAGTATGTTTTGTTACTTGCAACTACTCTAGTTTTAGTCGGTTGCTCTCAAAAGGCGTCTGATACTAAGGTTTCTAGCGAAACTACCGTACCAGTAACAACCGTTTTAGAAACTACAGTATCTACTACAGAAATAAAAACAAACGCTAAATTGAAAGACGAAAACCTCGAGGAAATTAAAGAGGAACTATTTAAAAATACAAACATCATATATCAATTTGCTATAGACGTTAAAGAAAATAAATTAGATACTAGCATAAAAAACTTTAGCAACTTTAGTGCTCGAGTAAATGACGATATGAAAAATTTAAAAACGGACGTTATCAATAAAAAGGTATTCCCGGATAAGGATATTCAACCTATTTTGAAACTATATAACGTTCTATCAGAATTTTACAAAGTTGGTATTACCGGGAATAAAGAAAAAATAAATAGAGCATTAAAGATTGTTGATGATCATGTTAAAAAAGCTAGTAAGCTTTTCGATAACCAACTACCCGAAAAATATCAAGAGTACCATAATAATTAGCCTTAAAACGGGCTATTTATTTTAATAAAATAAGAACATATGTTCTGAAAGGAGTTAACTTTGGCTAGCATTTATAAAAGAGGTAAAACGTGGACGTATAAGGTCTACTATTACGAGGACGGAAAACAAAAAGCCGTTTCTAAAGGTGGTTTTAAGACTAAAGGCGAAGCTAAAGACGCGTCAATATTACGTGAAAACGAAATGTTACAAGGTAAGAATTTCAGTAAAGAAAAAATGTTGTTAGCGGACTACATGGAAAATTGGGCTAAACTATATAAAGATGGAACTATTGCATATAAGAGTATGCGACGTTTGGAAACTATTACGGATTACGTCCGGGAATATTACAACGTGCCGTTAAAAGATATTACTATTGATAGTTATCAGCAATTTCTTAATACGCTAGCCCTTACCCGTTCTAAACCGACCGTAAAAAAGTATCATGATTATGTTAAAGCTTGTATAAAGCACGCTATACAATCAAAAATATTAATTTATGATCCTACCGGCGCGGTAGTTATCAAAGGTAACGACGAGCGTACAAAGGACGAGGATATAAAGCATTTAAGTTATACGGAATTTAACGCCTTACATGAGGCTATTATGGACGGGCTACAACCGGAATATACAGCGCGTTACGTTATTTTGCTCGGTATGTATACAGGGGCACGGTTTGGGGAATGTTTAGGCTTAACGTGGGATTGTATCGACTTTGAAAACTGTACTATACGAATAGAGAAAGGGTTTGACTACCACTATACGAACGATTTCACGGACGGTAAAACAAAGAATAGCAAGCGGACAATAGAGGTTAACAGCGAATTATTAGAAGTGTTACAACAACTACCCCGTAAAAATGAACGGGTGTTTACTAGAATGTCTAATAACGCGGTAAATAAAACACTAGAGCACGCTTTAAAACGTGCCGGAATTGAAAAGGTCGTTACATTCCACGCGTTGCGTCATACACACGCTAGTATACTATTGTCGCAAGGTGTCCAACTATTAACCGTAAGTCGTCGTCTAGGCCACGCGGACGCTAATATAACTCTAAAAACTTACGCTCATATTTTGGACGATATGAGGTTAACCGAGGCTCAAAAAATCAAAGAAATTTTAACCCGCGGAACATTCGCGGAACAAAAAAAATAG